GCTAAATTTCTTATCCTATACGCCCCACCTTTTGGGTAAGAGTGCCCAAAAGGCGGAGCGTGATTTAATGAATAACGTAGTATTATGCCGGACAAAAGCTGGCAAAGGATTAAAAGTAGTAGTAGATGGTATTTGGTATTATACCAGCCTAGGAGAATTTTTCAAAATGATGAATGACAAAGCAAAGGCGTGCACATTCAGAACTATTGAAGACATACAGAGAACATCTGCTGGGGATCCAGCAGAAGTGATTGGCACTTCAACAGCTACAGAGAGCCTTTAAAAGCTCTCTTTTTTGCTCTAATTAATTACTACTATACTACCCCTGTTTTTGTAAATGGGGTATGTATAAAAGAAAAGTAACAAAAGAAAACAACCTGGGAGTAGTAGGCTACAAAGTATTTAAAATGGTGCCAGCTCCAAGAAATTCTTTATTTGAATTACTTATTTAAATAGTTTTCTGTTTCCACAGGAAAGACAGGTTATCTAATAGAAAGATATATATAGTAGTAGTAATTAATTATTTAGCCATGGGCGAGGACTTCATAGATAAAGGCGTTTATTGCTGGGATTGTTCTGCTTATTATGATTATAAGCTAATTGTAAATTTAAGATGTCCATACGGACACTTAATTAACGGAGGTAATGATGGGAGCAAAAAAAAAGCTATTAAAAAGAAGCGAAGCTAGAATTATGGTATATCTGGAAAGTGTTGATAACACAGAGAAATATGTAACGGCAATAAGTAACCACCTTAAGATTGATTATGTTTATCTATTAAGAATATTGCGGCAAATGCTAACGAAAGGCTGGTTAAAGATACATCACTTCAATAATAAAACATTTTATGATTTAGCATGCAAAGCACCAATAGATAAAGCAAAACAAGTATTAAGTGATTACCAGCATACTTTAAAGAATTAGGTATTAAGTGAGGGAGAAAATGCCAACAACAGAAGAAATAGAATTATTAAAGAAAGCATTAAATGAATTATATATAGAAGGAAGAATAAGAACACAAATATTACGTCAAGATATAGAAAAATGTTTGTCTAATTCCATTAAAGTTATTCCAGAGCAGAAAGTCAAAGATGGAGTTTTGAATTTCCAAGATATTACATTGATTGAGAAAATGGCTTTATTGAAAAGATTAGGTATTGAGTAAAAGGAAAAAAATAAGGAGGAACAGAACAACATGGAAACTGAAACAATTTATCGGTTTAGCACACAGGAGCTAGAGCAGTTAATAGAAAGAAAACTAAATAAACAGCTGGCTATAGTAGGAATGACCAGCTGTGAATTAGTATTAAAGGAGGTAAAAAAATAAAATGGTGGACGCAAGCAAAGCATGTGAAAGTGCATACATAGAAGCAGACCTAATAAGGGCAAGCCCAAGTAAAGTATGCGTAATTACGGGAGCAGGAGAATACATAAACGGCAAATTTGGGGAAAAGCTAGAGATACCGGTAGAAATTGACGGAAAGCAGAAAGTTTGGAGCCCAAACAGAGATACGGCAAATAATTTAAGAAGCGCGTATGGCTCTAATACGATTAACTGGGTAGGTAAGGCCATCCGCTTGGAACTGGTTAATAAAGCGGGTAAATGGGTAGTTTTGGGGCTACCCAGCCAACCAGCCGGAGCGGTCCCAGTTATAATGACAGAAAAAGGACCAATCTAATAAAATGACATTAGAGGGGTTAAGGCGGGTTATGTGGCGGTTAAGGCATAATAAGCCGGGAACTAATACATTCACAAATAAAGAGCTTAAAAGGGCTATTATAATGGAATGTGGTTGCGCCCCAGCTACTTATGACTATAACAGGGCTGCATTAAAGACGCTAGGCTGGATTAAGAAACATAAACAGATGAAAATCCTTGTAACAAACAAAGACCTAACAGACAGCTAGAAAGGGCTGGATCCTGCTGCTGCAGGCCCCCGCCCTAAAGACAAGATAGGATAATGCCCCGTTAAATCCCGCCCCTTTCCGCGCTATGCGCTCCACCCCAATCTCTTGGGGACGGGGAAACAGCGTTTAAATATATGTAAACGCTGTTTTCATAGAACACCCTAACGAGGGCACCCATCTATGACGGGATTTAAAAGGGTAATCGGGGCTTATGATGTATTCCCCCCCCTACCCCCCCGCGGGGGGGGACGCGCTCCGCTCCGCTCCGCGACGGTTGTCTTTAGGGCGGGGGCATATACTAGTGTTATGTGTTGTTGATGTATTAGCGGATTTGATGAATAGGTAGTGATTGGTTAATCCAGGAGATGACTTATTTTTCCTATAAAAAAAACAGGGAGGAACAGAATGACAGACAAAACCATCGAGGGCTTAAGCCTGGCAGATTATAAGAGTATCGAGCTGGAAGCGAGCGAACAGCTGAATAACGCCCATAAGATATTGCTTATTTCTAGGCTAATGCTAGAGAACTGCAAGAAGCGGATTAAGGAGCTGGGCGGTAAAACTATGGAAGAACAGGACGAAGAACACCGGAGGATGACAGTAAAGAATGGCAGCGTTTAACTGGGATCCCTGGCAGCAGGAAGTCCTAGATTATAATGGTAATGTTACCATAAGGAGCGGCAGACAGGTAGGCAAGAGTGAGGTAATCGGGGCGAAAGGATGTAAATTTGCATTAGATAACCCAGGGACAACTACTTTAATCATAGCCGCGAGCCAACGGCAGAGCTCATTAATTTTTGATAAGGTGCGTGCTAATATTGAGTTACGCATGCAAGAAACAAAAACGGACTTATACAAAGAGCCGCCGACATTAACCAAGATATTATTAACTAATGGGAGCAAGATATACTCTCTGCCGGCTGGCAGGACGGGCTACTTCATAAGGGGCTTTACTATAGACTTATTGATAGCGGACGAAGCTGCATATATTCCAGAGGTAGTATGGAACTCTGTAATTCCGATGATAGCGGTAAGTCGGAAAGCTAAAAATATGGGCTATATCATCCTTTTATCAACCCCTTTTGGCAAAGGGGGTTACTTCTATAACTCATTTACGGACAAAGATTTCAAGCAGTTTCATATCAGCAGCGAGGACTGCATAAGAATACCAGAAGACTTCTTAAAGAAAGAGAAGCAAAGGATGTCAAAAGCAGAATATTTGCAGGAATATAAAGGCGAATTTACGGAAGAATGGAGCCAGTTATTTCCGACGGATTTAATAAGGAAATGTATGACATTTATAGAATGGAGCAAAGATACCGACAGCAGACCAGGGGGCAGGTTTTACCTGGGGGTAGATATTGCGCGATATGGCGGGGATGAAAATGCTTTTGTAATTGCGGAACTGGCGGGAACAAACATAAAAATAGTAAAGGTATTCACGACGAGCAGGATAAGCACTACCGACACAGTAGGGAGGATTGAGCATATTGATAAGGTATATAACTTTGGAAAAATCTTTATTGACGACAGCGGGGTGGGCGGCGGAGTTACGGACGCTTTGCAGGATAAGCTGGGACGGAAAGTTATGGGACTTAATAATGCAAGTAAGCGTGTTCAGATACAGGGCGAAGAAAAGCGGCGCGGTATTCTTAAAGAGGATTTATACTCCAATACTTTAATGTTGATGGAAACGGGGAAACTGGAACTCATAAGCGACCTGGCACTTTTGAAAAGTTTAAGGAGTATAACTTTTGAATATGGGCAGAGTAAGGACGCCGGAGCCCGAAGTATCAAAATTTGGGGCGATTACGCCCATATTGCGGAGGCTTTAGTGCGGGCTTGCTGGTGCCTAAAAGAGCGCGGTCTAAACATTTATCTATACTAGCACAATGTTTATATAGTTACGAGATAATAATAAAAAAACATGGGAGATACTGGGATTTTCTGCACAACTGCCGAAGTAGGCTATAAAGCTGGTGCAAAATGCAGCGCCACATCAAAAGCGGAAGCATACACCAATTCATACGTAGCCCAGGCGGAAAGTATCATCAATTGCATGTGTCGTTATAATTTTTCTGATAATTACGCGTCAATAAATGCCGACGTTAAGGGCATATTAAAAGATGTAGCTAGTAACCTGGCGGCGATTTATGTCATTCAATATGACATGTCGGGGTTTACGTCCAGGGTAGAAGCGGAAGATATGATTAATATTTTGCGTGACGCTGCATTACGCGGATTAAGCATATTACGCGACAAGAAAACCCAAGATTTTATAAATGGTGCATAATGGAAGAACATGATTATATCAACTATCCAGAACTAACAAATAGCCAGCTGGAAACAGAGCGTTTTACATCGCCGCATGAACAGATAGAAAACGATTTTTATGCTACCGTCGTCAAAGTGCATGACGGGGACACTTTAACCCTGCAAGTCCCCTTTAGGGATTTCAATTTCCCATTAAGATTTCTAGATATTGACGCCCCAGAGTTAAATGCAGGGGGTGAAGCGTCCAGGGATTGGCTTAAAGGCAAAATTGAGGGTAAAGATGTCCAAATTAAGATTGACCCCAAAAACAGGGTGGAAAAATATGGGCGGTTATTAGGGCGTGTATTCTATCTAGGGATGGATTTAGGGCAGGAAGAAGTCTATTTAGGATTAGCAAAGCCGTTCACACAACGGGAGGAGGGGAAAATACCGGCAGCTGAAAAGTTATTTTCCATGAAACAATGGTTTTAGATTTTGGATTAATAACCAATCCAGAGAGCGTGCAAACAGCAGATTATAAGAGTGCTGGATCTAATCAGACAGAAAACGCCAGCTATTTAACAGTTTCGGGTGCTGCCGCCTGGAATACATTATATACTGTCCCGACGGGAAAAACTTATTATTGTTCATGTATTGTTATGTCAACAAATAACGGAGTAGAAGATTTATTAAGCATGGCGACCGGCGGAGCTGGGTCAGAAGCGGCTTTTTTAAAAACGCGATGTAGTTTAACAGCGCGGTTTTTAGCGACTTTTCCAACTCCAATAAAATTTTCCAGCGGGACCCGAATATCTGTAAGGGCAGAAACGGGAAGCGACGCCTTTTTCACAATAGTCGGATGGACGGAATAAGAA